CGTATCCAACTTGTTCGCGATTATTAGAATTTTTTCCGGTCTTTCCTTTTTAGCGAAAACCAATCTCTTTGAAACCCAAGCTGCGGTTACTGTTGATACACCAGCTTGACGATATTTAAGTGCGATATTCTCCTCATATTCCTCATAGTCGTTCAATAGTGAAACTTGGTCTGGGAATAACTCTAGAGGTACATATCTCGATACGGTATTGTCATATGTCTGTAAGTAGGTTCTTAACGCGTACGGTGTGTCTTTCATACATCGAACATACTCTAACATTAATTGTTCTTTTGATAAACTCATAAAGATATTTCTATATAAATATCAAAACCCCCAATTATTTCTAATGTGGGGGTTTCTACTGTTTTTATATTATGAACTTAATAAGTCATACCACCTTCTTCCTCCTCATCATACTCGTCATCATCGTCATCACCACCTTCTTTGTATTGTTTATACTGTTCTTTAGCTTGTTGTAAAATCTCAACAAACTTTCTAGAAGCTTTTTGATTGTCATCTCTATCATTGGATACCACATTAGATATGATGTCACGTAAGAATGATTCAGCTGGTACACTATATAAAATTTGTTCAAAAAATGGGTAATATTTTTTACCTTCAGGATCTGTTGTTAATTCATCCGGTAATAATAATCTTATTTTTCTAACTAATTCAGCACCAACACGGAAATTCATTGGTTCGTTTGTCATTGTGTCGGTTTGACCAATAACATCTTGAGCCATACCAAGATCCATATCAGTCCATTGAGCTCTTGACGTAACTATTGAAAACGTTTTAAATAATTCGTGTAGTAAAATTGGAAAGATTACACCGTTAGCGAAATATGTGTCGTTTTCTTCATTTTCTTCACCCCCACCTTCATCTTCATCCTCATCTTCATCACCATCCATTTTACCAGCGGATCCAGCTGCGTTACCACCTAGAGCTTCAATAAGATCCTCATCGGTGAAATACATTAAGTCATTAGCGGCCATAATTTTATTATACAATGGATATAAAGAAGGATCAATTTCATCCAATCTATCCTTATACATTTGATAAGCAAATTGACCACGTTTACCCTTACCCTGGATAATCGCGTTTATTACATTTCTTTTCTCAATCTCAAGTTGTCTTTGTTCATCCGGAGTTAACTCATCAATATCAAATGAGAAGTTTTTAGGTAATTCCAATTTTTTCATTTCTTTTGACTTCATCTGAAATTGATTCGGGTCAATTCTTTGTTCACCTAAAAATGTTAGTACGTTGATGAAATCGAACTTATAAACAACACCACCCTCTTTTCTTTCTTTGGATACAACGCCCTCTTCTACAGCTTCTTCCATTGTCATGTTTGACGGTATCCACCCTTCTTCCTTTGCCGCTATCTCCATAGCTAAATCTCTAAGTTCCTCCCTATAACTAGGTTCGATACCCATAACCTGTCTTACGGACATCATTTGTTCCATTTGGATCGCTCTTTTAACTTGTGGATTGGTTATGTTTTCTTGGGTACCGTAGTATCTTTTAACATAATCAACAATTTCTTTAAATCGTTTTTCTGTCATTTTCTCAACGTCACCAACACCACCTTTAAACCCTCTATTTTTAGCGTAAATTCCTTCAGGATCCTCGATTCTTTGTTGGGTCCTTGGGTGCATTCTTTCTGGGTAATCACCGTACTCCACGGGAGCCTCGTTTACTATTTTTCTTATTAATCTTTCTAAATTTCTATTTCCCATTACATTAAATTTAACGCTTGTTTTATTACTGAGATAAACTCGTTCTTTTTTTCTTCTTTACCTTTTTTAGCTTTTGGTTTTTCTTTTGTTCCAGGTCTTTTGAATGGGTTTTTATCTTTACCAGGTGATTTTGTTTTTTCTTTGGTTCCAGGTTTTACTGGAGCTGTTTCGGTGTTTTCTGACATTTCTTTACCCATACTAAATAATTTACCAATTGGTTTTTTCATAGTTTTCATTTCTTTACCTTCATCTTTTGAAAACATAGTCATTTTTTTTGGGTTTCTCAATATCATTGAGTCTTCTTTTTTTGTTTTTTCTAAAATAACCTTAATTAAATCACCTTTGGTCATTGATGGGTTTATGTGACCCTCAATTAATTTAACAATTTCATTTTCTAACTGTTCCTCAACCTTTGATTTTTCTTTTTTCTTATTATATTTTACAGTTTTTTCTGGGTGTTTCTTCTTTGGCATATCTTCATACTCTTTTTCAGTTGTACTATCTGAAAATTCTCTTGCCATATCACACCACTTCTTTTTTTCCTTACCTTTTGATTTGTTACATTTGGCCCAAAATAAACCTTGTTGAGCTTTCGATTCAAATCTCTCAGTAACTTCCCCCTCCATGGTTACGGATACACTACCATCTTGATTTAATTTTACAGCTTTACCACCAGGAAGTGACTCTCCTGATGATTTCGCACTACTAACTTCCCCAGGACTAAAGGTTCTAATTTTACTTACGGTATCAACAGCTTCATCTGTTTCTTGTTTTTTAAATTTCTCAGATAACGTTTTAATCTGAGACTCACTTAACCTTGAAACGGTTTCAATCTTTAACCCATTTTTAATTAAATTCATTATGTCTTTTTTAGTTCTCATACACCATTTTTTTTTCAAACTCTAATACGATATCTCTTTCGTATAATTTATCTTTTATTTCAGTTTCGGAATCACCAAATCTGAAAACCATTCTTTTTGTTATTGAAAAGTCTATATCCCCAGTTTCTTTTTCCCACCCAAGAGCTAAAACCCCATCCATTGAGTCAATAATGGAAAAAACATCAGAATCTTGAACTAATTCTAACGACACCTTTTCATTACTTAATACACCCACCTTCTTGATATATTCAATATCAGGTGGACTCGGGTATCCATTAGCTGGTTTTGATTCCCAGTTATCACCCCAAACCTCTAAGGTGTCCGAAAATATAAATTCATATATATTGTCACCCTTATAGTTTGGACCAAGTTTATTTATGTAAATTAAACAATTCATAGTACTTTACCGTCTGGTGTTATTTTATTCTCTTTTAACCCAGTTTTAAATAACAAATTACCTTTGCTTGTTGACCCAACTAAGAATGAATTTGGATTCTTTTCTAAAAATTTTAAAGCTGATCTTTCTTGTCTGATTGATTCAGAAAGATTAATAATTTTTTCTTTTGTTTTTGTTATTGATTTAGAATTTGAAATCTTAATTTCATTTTCGTCAATATGATTATTGATAACCTTATCAATTATTGATTCGTATATTGATTCATATTTTTCGTGAGGATATCTTCTAATCTTTTGTCTAGCTCCATGTTTCGGATAATCATCATCATCGTCATCATTGTCAAACTCATTCATTAGTTCGTTTGAATATGACCCACCCATGTAATCACTAAAAGCGTCAGCGTACGATCCATAGGTTTCTGCCATCTCACCAGATGGTTCCGCTGGTTCAGCTACATTCTCATCCCCATCCCCAAAGTCAATATCTTCATCATCACCAAAATCTTCATCTTCATCATCTTCCGTCCCTTCTAATCTAGATATAATTTCTTCAACATCATCCTCATCCAAGACTGATAGATCTAAAGATGATAATATGGAATTAATAATGTATTTAACATCATTTGAATCCATATCATCTTTTGATAAGTACGCTCTGATTTTTTGTGCTGATTTACCGATTAATTTTTGAATTAACTTCATTGAAACTTTTCCATCTTTCTTAGATCCTCCCATGTCATCGTCATACCCATCTGATGATGAGGATGATCCCATGTCGTCATATGTATCTGAAGCGTCTGAAGATTCACCACCATCCATAGGTGGTACATCACCACCTTCCATAGGTGGTACATCACCACCTTCCATAGGTGGTACAGCTGGTGACACATCCCCACCCATAGGTGGTACGTCACCACCTTCCATTGGTGGTACAGATGGTGGAGTTACCGGTTCTGGTGAAGCTACTGGACCTTCAGGTGTGGTTGGTTCACTTACTGATGGTTTTTCAGTAGATTTTGTTTTTGGTAATTTTAGTTTAAACTTTTTTTTTTGCTCTGAAAATAGAGAAGTACCTTCGGAATTTTCGTGTAAAGTGTTAAATTCCTTAGCCATTAAATTTAATTTTTTAAGTGCTTGGGAGTATGAAGAATAGTATTTTCTATTTTTCATTGGTTCAATATAATCAGATACCGACTCATTAATCGATCTTTTTATAATGTATCCTTGTTTTTCTTTAACGATTTCGTAATGATTTCCGTCAGATAATGATATCCCATATTCTGTTGATTCACTCTCATTAAGTCTTGACGGTCTATTTTCATTATATCTAGCGATTTCCATAATACGCTTGATTTTATCCATACCCTCAAGTTTCTCACTTCCAATTGGTCTTAATCCTGACATAGTGTATTTTTTTAAATAATTATTTTTTCTTAATAAATATATCAATAAATAGTATTATCTATTTTAAATTATAAATTATTGATTCATCGATAATCTATCATCAAGTAAACCTATTGACGCGTCATGTAGTTTTTCAATATATCCGTTTCTTCTCAGTATTTTAAATACCAAGTTTTCAACAGAGTATTCACCACCAGACTCTAATCCAGATGTTCTATATTTCTTAAGTTTATCTTTATATTTTGATAGCAATTCCTTAGCTGTTTCGAGATCCTCATCCTCAATATTCTCAAGAACACCATCAATAATATCCATCCATTGTTTAGTTTTCCTCTTTAATAACCTACGATCAATATTAACACTTTCTTTTTTTGGTTTGTTTGACCAATCATCGTATAGTACAGAATAAACCCCACTACTAAAATGAGCCTCAACCTCATTTTGGACATATAACTCTACCTCATAACCAAATAGCTTTATGTCGTGTTTCTGATTAAATAGTATTTTTTTTAGGTTGAAGAACTTTTCATATAACTCAATCTGTTTTTCATTGTATTGTGAGAAATTAGCGACAACATGTAAATCAAAATCTGAATACCGGGACCAATTATAATTAGATAATGATCCTGTTAATATTATATCCGTCACCACAATGTCAACATCTAAAAATTCAATAAATTGGTGAGATATCTCCAATAATTTATCTCTAACATCACGTTTCATTTTTACAGTACCGTCAACCTTTTCCCAAATTTTGGGATTTAAAGATGTCTTAGGGATAAAACTACGTAATATTTTACTGTCCATTTTAATTATTGATTCAATAATAAATAGTTAAACTATATAAATTAGGTTAATTTTTGATACTTAAATGTTTTTGATATTTTACTATTAAAGAACGACCCCTGTGATGGTGACATTCTAAATTGTGTATATAATTGGTGTGGTACGTCGGAATACTGGTATTTCATCCCCCCTTTAAATTCAGCCACCAATGTTTTTGTTTCGGTATCATATTCTGTTTTAACTAAATTACTTGATTGTATTTCATTTATAATTTTAGTTCCGGATATTACTTCTTTTAATATTGCCATATTATCATTTTTTTAATAAATATCTTAATAAAAACATTATGTACTTTTAGTGTTTTATTTATTAAACTTATAAAAAATAATATTATGATTGAATATGTAGATGGTGATGATAAGAACAAGAAAAAATCCGAAAGTGGTACACCTGTTCTAGACAACTTCAGTAAAGATTTAATAAAACTAGCTGAACAAGGTAAGTTAGATCCAGTTATAGGTCGACAAAGTGAAATTTTTAGAATAGCTCAAATTTTATCAAGAAGAAAAAAGAATAACCCAATTATTATTGGTGAACCAGGAGCTGGAAAAACAGCTATTGTTGAGGGGTTAGCTATGATGATTCATAATGGTGAGTGTCCAAAAAATTTAATGGACAAACGAATAGTATCATTAGATATTAACTCTATTGTAGCTGGTACAAAATACCGTGGACAATTTGAGGAAAGAATGAAGGTAATTATCGAGGAATTACAAAACACAAACAATATAATCCTTTTTATTGATGAAATCCACACCATGGTTGGTGCTGGGAATAGCTCCGGATCCCTGGACGCTTCAAATATCTTTAAACCAGCGTTATCAAGGGGGGAGATTCAATGTATTGGAGCCACAACTCTAGATGAATATCGAAAACATTTTGAAAAAGACGGTGCTTTGGAGAGAAGATTCCAAAAAGTTATTGTTGACCCTACATCAAAAGACGAAACATTTGAAATTTTAAAGAGGAGTAAGTCAAAATATGAAGAACACCACAAAGTACATTATTCCGATGAATCACTTTGGTTGTGTGTTGAGTTAGCTGACAGATATATCACCGATCGTGAGTTCCCGGATAAAGCTTTTGACATCCTGGATGAGGTTGGGTCAAGAATGCAGATAGACATTAAATTACCAGAAGTAATTGAAAAACTAAAACAGGAAGCTCAGGACATTAAAAAGGAAAAAGTTGATGTGATTAAAAAACAAAATTACGAACAAGCTGCTGAACTTAGGGATCGTGAAAGAAGCGTGGTATTAAAACTAGAGGATGAAAAGAAAAAATTTGAACTTGAGTTATTAAGTAGTAAACGTGGAATTCCGGAAGATTTGATTTATGAGGTGGTTTCTAATATGACTAAAATTCCGGTTAGTAAATTAAACGTTGATGAAAAAAACTCATTGGTTAGTTTGGAGTCTTCTTTAAATTTAAAGGTTATTGGACAAGAGGAAGCTGTATCTAAAATATCAAAATCTATCCGTAGAAACCGTATCGGAATTAAAGATCCGAATAGACCTATCGGTTCATTTATATTCTTAGGTTCTACTGGTGTTGGTAAAACATTTTTAGCTAAACAATTAGCTAAAGAAATATTTGGTAGTGAAGATAGTTTAATTCGTGTTGATATGTCTGAATACCAGGAAAAACACACAATTTCGAGGTTGATTGGATCACCTCCAGGATACGTTGGTCACGAAGAGGGGGGTCAATTAACAGAACAAGTTAAAAATAAACCATATTCTGTAATATTATTTGATGAAATTGAGAAAGCTAATAAAGACATATTCTCAACCCTATTACAAATGTTGGATGATGGTCACATAACAGATAGTTTAGGTAGAAAGATTAATTTTAAAAACTGTTTAATTATTATGACATCAAACATTGGTGTTAAAAAATTACAAGATTTTGGTACCGGTGTAGGGTTTAAAAGTAATATTAGTGAAACAATCCAGGAAGAACACAAA